GCGGGTTTTGGGCTTAATTTAAAGTTGGTTTCTACTTGTAAAATTAGTGTTTAACCGAAAGTTAAGGCTTTCTAAATCGCCACATCGCCAAGCTGCAAAACGTTATGGGCAAGTTTATTAAAACGAGACGAATTCTACATAAATGAGCCAATTCTAAACAATTCAAAAAATAGAACTATTTTAAAAAATATTAAGATGAAAAAAGTTTATTATTTTCTTTTATTTATGATTTTAACATTCACTTGTTATAGTCAAGACAAGATTACCTATTCAAAAGACTATTTAGGTAACACAATTGCAAAAGACCAATATGGTAATGAAATAAAAGGTTATGAATATGAGTTAATGGAGAAAAATAACCTTACTTTTGAGCAACTTAATTGGAGAAGATGGACTATTAAAAACAAATGTGAGGGTGATGAAGAATTATTTATGCAAGAATATCCTTCTACTCCTGAAGAAGCGTTTTTATCAACTGGTAAACCTAAATTCCCAATAAAAGTACTTCGTGAATATCAAACTAAAACAAGACCTGCTGAATTTAGAGGTTATTTAGTTGAAAGTGGTGAGAATGGTGTTGTTCTTTTACAAGAAGAAAAAGGTTATATGCACATTTGGGAGAAACCAATTGAAGGAAGAACTTACTCTATAGGTGCTGACGTTGCTGAAGGACTTGTTCATGGTGACTATTCTTGTGGTGTAGTGTTTGATGATGAAACTTTTGATATGGTTGCTATGTGGCATGGTCATATTGACCCTGATTTATTCGGAGAAGAGTTAGTAAAGCTTGGAAAATACTATAATTACGCTTTTTTAGGTGTCGAAGCTAACAATCATGGATTAACTACTTTAACAGCTATTAAAAAACTAGAGTATTGGAACTTGTTCTTCTCTAAAACTTATGATAAAATCAACGAAAGTTCCACTAAAAAAGTAGGTTGGTATACTAATTTAAAAACAAAGCCACTTATGATTGATAAACTTACTCAATTCATAAGAGAGAAATACCTTGGTATTTATTCTGATATGCTTATTTCTGAAATGTTCACTTACATCATTGATGATAAAGGTGGAACTAATGCCCAAGAAGGTTGTAATGATGATATAGTTATGGCAACAGCTATAGCGTTACAGTTATTACTAGAACATAAAGGTGAAAATTACGTTCCTGAGATACCTATTGATGAAAGAAAGAAAGTTTCAAGAACATTTGAAATAGTAGACCCACTTTTTGAAAGTGATTCTTTAGAAGATTACGCAATTTAATTGGAGGTGCATATGAATAACAATGATAAAACCAAAGAAGCCAATTTAGCTTCGTTTTGGAAGAGAAAATTTGAAGAAGCTATGATACACAAAGCTCCATATGTTAGAAAATGGAATACGTATTTTGAAGCTTACAATGGTGATTATTTTAAAAATGCTTCACTTCCTGATTATAAATCAGATTTTGTAGCTAACTATGTATTTTCAACTATAGAAACTATCAGACCTATAATGGTTGATAATGACCCCAAATTCCAAGTGCTTCCAAGACAGCCTGAAGGTATGGAATTTACTGATGATTTGCAAGAAGCCATGTCTTATGAATGGGACAGAGATAAAATGAATTTAAAGCTTTATAGAGAGCTTATAAATGTACTTGTTACAGGTAATGCAGTATTTTATGTACCTTGGGATAGTGCTAAGAAAAACAGTACAGCTATGGCTGTTAATCCTTATAACCTGTTTGTTAATCCACTTGCAACTTCTGTTGACGATGCAGAGTATATAATTTATGCTGATTACTTCAACTCTGAAGTACTTAAACGCAAATTCCCTGAACACGCTGATAGAATCATAGGTAGTTCTGTAAATCACTCTGAATTGGTAAATAGTAATGATAAAGATGCTAGACTTGATGATAGAGTTCTTGTTATAGAGGTTTATACTAAGGATTATGAGAATGAAGAAAGAGTTGTTGGTAATTGGAAACTTATTAAAAACAAATATCCTAAAGGTAGAGTTCTTATTATAGCTCCTGAACTTGGACTTGTTCTAAGTGATGAAGAACTTCCATATAACGATGGTAAATTCCCATTTGTTGTTATTAAAGATTATGATGTTCCGGGCAAGTTTTGGGGAGAAGGAGAAGTAGGACAACTTCTATCACCTCAGAAACATATGAATGATTTAAATAATGCTATTCTTGATAACGCTAAAACTACTGCTAATATGCCTTGGATTATGGATAAGAATTCAGGTATTGCAACTGGACAAATAACTTCAAGACCTGGACTTATTATACGTAAGAATCCCGGTTCAGAAGTTAGAAGAGAACAAGCTCCTTCTATGCCACATTATGTTGTTAACGCTGTAGAAACTTACAAAAATGATATAAGTGAAATATCAGGTGTGTTTTCATCACTTAAAGGTAATTCTGAAACAGGTGTATATACTGCACAAGGTATTTTGGCACTTCAAGAAGCAGGACAATCACGTATAAGACTTAAAGTTAAAATTCTTGAAGAAGGACTTGGTGAAATAGCAAGACTTTACTACAGTAGAATGAAGCAGTTTTGGAATGAAGATAGATGGCTTGTTATTACAAAACATGATAATTCTTATGATTTGAAGAAATTTACTAAGAGTGCTTTGCAGTATGAATATGACATAAAGATTACAGCAGGAAGTACTATGCCAGTTAATCGTTCTGCAATGCTTGATTTGATGATACGTTTGGCTCAAACTGTCATGCCTGATGGACAAGCACTTGTTGATAGAGAAGCTGTTGTTCATTACCTTCCTGAAGAAATTAAAGGAGCACTTATGAAACGTATGAAAGGTGAAAATCAAAACCTTGCTCAACTTCAACAACAAATGCAAGAAATGGGACAACAAGTTCAACAAGCAATGCAAAATATGCAAATGCAACTTCAACAAACACTTGAAGGACTTACTCAGCAACTTCAAGAAGTTAAAGCTACTTCAGATGAAAATGATAAACAATCATTTAAGATTATAGAAGATATTACATCTGCTATTGAACATATTAACAAACAAATTTTACAACTTCAGAAGAAGCATGATATAATCGAAAAAGATAAAGCTGAACTTGAAAAAGAAAACAAAATACGTAAAGAATCTTATAATCAAGGTTATAGTGAAGCTGAGAAAATCTTGCAACAAAGTATGATGCCAACTGAAGATATGCTTTATGATGAAGATACTAAACAAACATATCAAGAGGAAGAAACACCTAATTCTCTTAATGAAGTTCCTGAAGATATTTTAAGTGGCATTGAAACAATGAGCGATGATGAACTTGCTGTACTTATGCAACAACATCCTGAACTTATAGATTTAATTCAAAATTCAAATCAATTAATATAGTGGAACAACCTATATGGATTCCAAGGAGGTTTTAAATGAACTTAGATGAATTTAGAGCATTAAAAGCACAAGAAGAATCTCAGAAAACTGAGGAAACTCAAGTTGCTAAAGAAGAAGTTAAAGTTGAACCAACTCAAACTACAGAAGTTACAGAAGTTAAAACAGAAGAAACAAATCCAAATGAAATTGAAATTGATGGTATAGGTAAAGTAGAAATTAATGAATTAAAAAATGGTTATCTCAGACAGTCTGATTACACAAAGAAAACTCAAGAAGTATCTAAGCTTAGAAAAGAAGCAGAAGAAGCAATGAAGATTGCTGAATTTGTTAAATCTAATCCACAACTTGCACAAAGCGTTGGAGTAGAACCTGTTAATCCATTTATGAATAAAATCTCTGAATTGGAAGAACAACTTTATGATATGAAATTAGAAAAAGAAATTGAAACCCTTACAAGCAAATATCCTGATTTTGAAGTGTTAGAAGTTTTACAATTAGCTCATGATAAAGGACTTACCAATCTTGAAGATGCTTATAAGATAGTTAAATCTAATAAACCAGTTATTCAACCAAGTGTTAATATTGATGAAATAAGAGAACAAATCAAAAATGAATTGTTAAAAGAATTCGGAGTTGATGAAAACACTAAAATTAAAACTGTAATATCAAATGGAGCTAATGCTCAAATAACAAATAATGCTCCTTCTATATCTGAAGCTGAAGCTAAAGTTGCTAGGTTTATGAACCTTACTCCTGAAGAATATATCAAGTGGAGAGATATAGAAAGCAAATAACTCATATAGGAGAGATGTAAATTATGGAAAATAAGACAATGCCTTTTGCAATGGACTTACAACGTTTTGCAACACCAGTACAACCGACTACTTCTAATACTATAAATTATACTAATACTGATAGAGATACTGGTACTAACTTTGGTAAACTATTAGAACCAGGACTTAGAAAGATATTTTTCGAAACATATACTGAATTGCCTGAACAATTTAGTAAAATCTACAATGTAAACACCTCTAATAAAGCTATGGAACAAGATTGGGGTATGGGAGCATTTGGAGATTGGGATAAAAGAACAAGCCAGTTTGATACTGTAGCTTACAAGACTTTATCTCCGGGACTTATCAGAACCTATACTCATGAAGCGTTTACTCAAGGTTTCATGGTTACTAGAGAAATGTATGATGATGACCAATATAGACAAATCGAAAAAATGCCTAAAGCAATGGCTAGAAGTGGTAGAGCTAAAGTTGAAAAAGATGCTATGATTCCCCTAATCAAAGGTTTCTTCAAAAATAATGGTTCAGGAGGAAATGCTAATCCAGTTATCTATGATGGACAACCACTTTTCTCTGCAACACACCCACTACTTGATGCAGGTGGAAAAAAATGTTCTAACTTAGCAACAGGTGTTTTAAATGATGCTAACTTAAAAACTGCTATTAAGCTTATGAAAGAAACTCTTGATGAAGCAGGTAACCTAGTTCAGTTTAAAGCTGATACTCTTATCATACCTCCTGCACTTGAAGATACTGCTATAAGACTTTTACAATCAACTCAAATAGCAGGTGGACAATTAAATGACACTAATAAATTCCTTAACTCTTATGGAATTAAAGTAACAGTTATGGATTATCTTTCTCTTGCTTCAGGTGGAAGTGATACTCATTGGTTCTTACAAGATTCATCTAAACATGAACTTAACTTCTTTTGGAGAAAGAAACCTGAGTTTAAATGGCACGAAGATTTCGATACTTTCGTAGCTAAATATAGAGGATACATGAGATACTCTATGGGTGTAAGTGATTGGCGTGGTCTGATTGGGAGCGAAGGCAAAGCTTAGTATTAGTTGGAACTCTCGGCTTGTTATATTTAATATAATGTAGTATAATATATGTAAGGGTTGGGTATTTTACCCTTCCCTTATTTTATTATACGGAGGTTATATTATGGAAAATAGAAATGTATTTGCTAATAATCCTATTAAAGAAAAAGAGCTTGTTGATATGTATATGACTGGTAAATATAATACTGATGATTTAGGTAGATATTTTGGAGTTACTCGCCAAACAATAAGAATTAATTTAATTAGGTTTGGTATTGATGTTAAAAGAAAATATACTAAACAACGTTATTTGGTAAATGTTAATGTTGATAGAATTATTGAAATGTATAATGATAATATTTCTATAGCTCAAATAGCTAAGCAAATGAAGGTTGATAGAAGTGTTATAGAGAAAAGATTAGAAGATAATGGTTATGATTTATCTATTATAAGAATAGGAAAAAAATATACTGGAATTGAATCTGCTTATTATAGTCTTTATAAAAAATACAAAACAAATGCTGTTAATAGAAATATACCTTTTGAAATTTTAGAATATGATTTTTTTGAATTGTTAAAGAATAATTGTCAATATTGTGGTGACGAACCAAAACAAATTTTTAAAGTAAATAATCGTAGTGTTTTTTACAATGGTATTGATAGAGTTGATAATTCCATTGGTTATACTAAAGATAATTGCGTTTCTTGTTGTTGGATATGTAATAGATTTAAACAAAATTTAACACCTGATGAAATGTTAAAACATGTTGATAAAATTCACAAACACTTCAAATTATAAGGAGGAATTATATGAATCGTAATGTAGAAAAACTTGAAACACCACTTAACGCTAGTGAGAGATTTCTTTATGCAATAGCTGTTAGACAAGATATAATTATAGAACAACTTAATTCAATTATAGAATTTCTTGGCAATTCAAATGATGTAGCTATTACTGAAAATGTTCATGAAGAAATTATTGAAGGACAAATTACTTTTGATGAAGTAGCTGAAGAATCTCTTGATTCGCTGACAAAAGCTGAAATAATTGAAAGACTTACTTTAAAACAAATTGAATTTGATGAAAGAAAAAAGAAAGCTGAATTATTTGAAATATTAAAATCAATCTAGGAGGTGTAGCTTTTGAATAGATTATATTTAATCGCAAGAGTACGTTCTCTTACTAGAGATTTTTCAAACTCTATATTTAGAGAAGCTGATATAGTCTCTTTTCTTAATGAAGGAGTTGAAAGATTTAAACAAGCTATTCCTCAATTTAGAAATGAAGTAACTCTTGATAACAATAACACTGAACCACTTTTAATACCAAGTTATTACCATCATATACTTTCTGTTTATGCTTCTTCTAGATGTTTTTCTCAAGATGAAAGACATTATCAAGCTACAACTCTTATGAATGAGTTTGAAATAAAGCTTGAAGAACTTAAATCAAAAATAGAAAGTGGTGAAATAGTTATAAAAGACCCTGAAACTGGTGAAGATATTACAACTACCAATACTACTGATTATGTTTATGATAATTACTTTATGAAAAAGAATTACGATTCAGATGATGAATTATTATTGGAGAGTGATGTGTAATGGCTTATATTCAAAGAATTACTCCCCCACCAAATAAAGTACTTAATTTTTCTTTAAGAAACTTTGCAGGTGGACTTAATAATGCATCTGACCAACCTGAAGATAATGATTCAACTGATTTGATGAATGTTATGTTTTGTGATGAAACATTAATGGAAACTAGAAAAGGACAAGAATATTTTGATACTGTTAATCTTAATTCTAAACCTGTTACGTTTATAGATGAATTTAAACCATATAATGACGTTGATAAACTTCTTAGAGCAAGTGATACTGAATTATTCATAGGAAGTACTAAAGTTACAAACATATCTTCAAGAATTAATGGTGTCAATCACAATGGTAGATATATGTTTTCAGATGGTAATAAGCTTTGGGTGTATGGTAAATTTGCTCAAACTACTACAACTTATGAAAAAGTTATAGGTACTGCTATAAACAATTTTGTTCTTCTTGAAGTTGTATCACCTGCTGATGACCACCCTAGATTAGATACTACTCACACAAAGGGTGTTCTTAATATTGATTATACCAACTATAAAGCCTTCTATGAACCTTGTGAGAATGAACTTAAGGATAATTATAAGGGAGCTAACAAAGTACCCTTAAAAGCTAAATATATCGCTTCTCACAGTGGTAGAATTTATGTATCAGGTTCAGATAAAGATAATGACAATGTTTATATATCTCATATAAAATCTCCATTTTATTTTCCTGTTTCACTTCCTATGCAACTTCTACCCAATTCAGATAAAATAACTGGTATGAAGGTTTATGATGATGCAGTTGTTGTTGGTAGA